GACCCGCCCGGCCGGCGGCACGACGACCCGCCCGAACGCGGGTATCACCACCCGGCCGTGCACCTGCCAGCAGTGAGGAGGACGGCATGGCCCGCGAAGCCCTCCTCGCCCGCGCCAGGATCTTCGCCGAGGCAGGCATGTCGGACACGTGCACGATCCGACGTCGCACCGGCGAGACCACCGACCCGGCCACCGGCGTGGTCACGCCGACCTACCTGAGCCCCGACCCGTACGCCGGGAAGTGTCGGATCCAGCAGCCCACGGCGACGGCCAGGCCGCACGAGGTCAGCGAGGACTTCGTGCTGATGCTGCGGCTGGAGATCCAGCTACCGATGGCGGTGACGGGTCTGCGGGTCGGCGACGAGATCACCATCACCGCCTCACCGCACGATCCGGACCTGGTCGGCCGGGTGTTCCTCGCCCACGACCTGTTCCATAAGACCGACGCCACCTCAAGGCGTGTGGCGATCGTCGAGCGGACGGGGTCCTGATGCCTTCTTCGTCGCTGCATTTCGACACCGCCGAGGTCGCCGCGGTCGCCGATATCCTGGTCCGCGCGGCCGCCGTCGCCCCGCTCGCGGCCCGCGCGGTCGTGGCCAAGGGCGCGTTGAACATCAAGACCGACGCCAGGGCCCGCATCTCGGGTTTGGCGCATGCCCCGGCCTACCCGTCGGCGATCACCTACGACTCGCACGAGACCGCGGGCAGCGCCTGGGCGGAGATCGGCCCGGACAAAGACAAGCGGCAGGGTGCGCTGGGCAACCTGCTGGAGTACGGCTCGACGAACAACGGCCCGCGTCCGCACATGGGCCCGGCGGCCGAGGCGGAGTTGCCGAAGTTCGCGGCGGCGATGGAAGAGCTCGCCGTGAAGGCGCTGGGTCTCGGATGAGCACGATCCAGGCTCACGCCGACGCCGGCCTGACGCTGCTGCGGTCGGACGCGCAGTTGACGGTATTTGACGGCAGGGTCGGTGACAGCCCGCCGGATCACTACGTGGTCGTCCAGTCCTTCCGGCAACTGCCGTCCGGGCTGGTCGAGCCCGACAAGATCAAGCTCAACGGCCGATCGACGGTCGTGGACATGCGGTTCTACTGCCACTGTGTCGGCCGGACCGAGATGGCCGCCCGGGCGATCGCCGGCCGCGTGGAAGATCTGCTGCTCGACGTGACTCTGGTCGTCGGCGCGCGGACGTGCCTGCCGATCCGCTGGATCGAGGGGCAGCCGCCGACGCGCAACGAGGACACGTTGGCGCCGTCCTTCGACCAGGTCGACGTGTACGGCTTTCAGAGCTCGGGCTGATCCTCGGCGTGAGCGCGCGCCCAGCGGCGCCGATCGCTGAGAGCAATGGCGGTCAGCACGCCGAAGACGATCGCGCCGATGACGAAGCCGCCGATCGCGCCCTCATTCGTGTTGTCGCCGGCAACCCGGGCGAACAGGCCGGCGGCCACGATGCCCCACACGATCCGGACGCTCAGCCACTGGATCGACCACCAGCGCACCGGCATCCGCATGACGTCATCCTCGCTCTGCGTGTCATTCACGGCTAGCACTGTACGGCCCGCACGCACGAGATCACCGTCCGCTGATCGGCGGACTGTCCACATCCACCGAAAGGCGGCGCCATGGCGCTCATCACCGTGACCGGCGTACCCGGTCAGAACAAGGTCACGGTCGGACCGGTGGCCGTCGCCGCCACCGACACGGTGGCCGCCTCGGACATCGGCACCACCGGTGTCCTGCTCAACGTGATCAACGGTGCGGGCTCCTCGATCACCGTGACGATTTCCGACCCCGCCACCACGCCGGTCGGAAACGCGGGAACCACGACCGCGCAGACCGTCGCCAACGCCACCGACGGCTGGTTCCGGATCCTGCCCGGTCACGTCAACCCGTCGACGGGCGTCGCGACGATCACCTATTCGTCGATCACGACCATCACCTACAAGGCGATCAAGGCATAGGAGAAGCACGCGATGACCACCCACTGGATCGCCGCCGCTGGTGGCCAGAGCGAAGAGAAGAGCTGACCCATGGCCGATGTCATTACCGACGGCCTCACCCGCGTCGCCTATGTGCTGACGATCGCCAACGCCGCCTCACCGACCACAACCGAGCTGAACGCCGGCACGAGCCTGCTGCTGCACGACACGATGACCTCCGACGGTCTGAACGGGTTCAACCCGGCGACCGCCGACGTGCCCACGTCGAAGTTCTCCTCGACGTTCGACACCATGCAGCCCGGCCGGGTCTCCTACAGCAACCCGACGCTGCGGTTCTGCAAGCAGGTCGCACCGGACTTGATCTACAACGGTCTCGCCCGGGGGACCACCGGTTTCATCGTCATCCGGCGCGGTCTGGCAGCGGCGACGGCGTGGGCTTCGACGCAGGTCATCGAGGTGTATCCGATCGTCTGCGGCGAGCGGGTGCTGCTCGACCCGGCGCCGAACACCCTGCAGCGCTGGGAGTCTCCGCTGAAGCTGTCGGCTCAGCCGACCCTGAACGCCGCCGTCGCCTGATCCTTCGCAACCCCTGTCAGCCGCCACCGACTCGGGGCGGTTTTTTCGTGCCCGGCCGCCGTCCCGAACCGGTGGCCGGGCACTCCGTTCGGGATGTTCGGGAGCAGGAGAAAGAGCAATGACCGCTCGCGCACGCAAGGCCGTGGCCACGGCCAAGATGCCGGACTTCGCCGCGCTGCTGGCCGGCGCCAAACTGCCGGAGCGCACTTTGCCTGTGTGCCTGCGCGGCGATCTGCAGGCCCAGCATGAGACCGCTGACCGGGAACTGGAGGCGCTGCTCAAGGCAGGATCGTCGAAGTTCAACGACGGCTCCGGCGCGCTGAAGGCGAAGCTCCTCGCGCTCGAAGCCGAGATGAAAGCGGCCACGTACGAGTTCCGGCTCCAGGGACTCGCGCGGCCGCAATACCGTGCGTTCATCGCCGGATACCCGATGCGGATCCAGGAAGACGGCAGCCTTCACCAGGAAGACCGGGTCTTCGGCTTCAACATCGAGGACGGCGCCGAGCCACTGGTGCGGCGCTGCCTCGTCGACCCCGTCCTCGATGCCGAGGCGTGGTCACGCCTGATGGCCGCGCTGACCGAGCGGCAGTTCGACGATCTGGCCGGCGCCGCCTGGTATCTGAACCGCGGGGACGTGGACGTCCCTTTCTCGCGCGCCGCGTCGCGGCTGACGGAGACTTCCGAGCCCGAGTAGAGCTCGCCGACCGCCTCGGCGTTCCGCCGTCCCGGCTAGACGGCCGGGAGCCGGCCGAGGTCACCGAGCACGAGTACGACGGTGAGCGGCTGGTCCGGTCGGTGACGACCCGGGAGCCGCTGTTCACCGAGCAGGACCGCGCGGAGCTGTTCGCCCTGGCGCTCTACCGCGACGGCCTGTGCCCGCTGTGCGGACGCCCGCGCGAGGTGTGCGGCGCGCCTGAGGGCACGCACCGGTTCGAGCCGGTGTGGGAGGTCTGCCAGGCCACCCTCACGGTCTCCGAGCAGCAGAACGCCGTCTACACGCCGGACAACCATCCCAATCGCGCGTCCCACCTTTGGGGCTCAAGGATCCGGAGGTGAACGATGGCTCTACGCACAGTTGGGGTCCGGCTCACCGCTGAAATATCGGCCTACCAGGCCAACCTGCGGGCGGCCGGGACGACGACGAAGGGTTTCGTCGGCGAGCTCGACAAAGCCTCGAAGTCCGGTCACCTGGAGAAGGTCGCCAACTCTGCCGGCATCGCAGGCCTGGCCCTGACCGGCATGGCCGCGTACGCCATCAAATCCGCCGCCGACTTCGACAAGTCCATGTCCGCGGTCAGCGCGGCCACCCACGCCAGCACGAGCGACCTCGGCCTGCTGCGCGCCGCGGCCCTACAGGCGGGCAAAGACACCCAGTACTCCGCAACGCAGGCCGCCGACGGCATCACCGAACTGTCCAAGGCGGGCATCGGCACGGCGGACGTGCTGAACGGCGGATTGAAGGGTGCGTTGTCGCTCGCCGCCGCCGGGCAGATCAGTGTCGCCGACGCGGCTCAGACGGCCGCTTCCGCGATGACCCAGTTCGGCCTCAAGGGCGACAAGATCCCACACCTGGCCGACCTGCTCGCTGCGGCGGCCGGTAAGGCGCAGGGCTCCGTCGGCGACATGAGCTACGCGCTGAGCCAGGGCGGTCTCGTCGCCGCCCAGATGGGCCTGTCGATCGAGGACACGACCGGCACTCTCGCCGCGTTCGCGTCTGCCGGGCTGCTCGGCTCCGACGCCGGCACCTCGTTCAAGACGATGATGTTGGCGTTGCAGAACCCGGTCGGCAAGACCGCCGATCTGATGAAGCAGCTGGGGATCAGCGCCTACGACACCCAGGGCAAGTTCGTCGGCATCGCCAACTTCGCCGGCATCCTGCAGAGCAAGCTGTCCACGCTGACCCCGCAGATGCGTCAGCAGGCCCTCGCGCAGATCTTCGGCAACGACGCTGTGCGGGCCGGCACGATCCTCTACACCCAGGGCGCCGCCGGCATCCAGAGCTGGATCAACAAGGTCAACGACGCCGGCTACGCCTCGACCACCGCGGCGAAGCTCACCGACAACCTGGCCGGCGACATCGAACGGCTCAAGGGCTCGGTCGAAACGCTGGCCATCTCATCCGGCTCCGGCGCGAGCGGCGGCCTGCGGATCCTGACCAAGGGCTTGAACGATCTCGTCAACGGCTTCCTCGACCTGCCACCCGCGGTCGGCTCAAGCCTGACAGTCCTGACCGGCATTAGCGGCGTGCTATTGCTCGGCATGGTGGCGTGGCTGAAGTACCGCAAGGTAATGGCTGATGTGCAGGCGCAACTCGCCGCGACCGGGCCGGCTGGTGAAAAGGCTGCAGTCGGCCTCGGCAAGGTGACGTCGGCGCTCGGCAAGATCGGCATGTGGACCGCAGCGGCCGAGGCAGCGACGCTGCTGTTCAACAGCCTTGACCAGAAATCCGTGGACGTTGACAAGCTCACCGCATCGCTGCAAAACCTCGCCACGACCGGCAAGTCAGCAGGTGAGCTGAATAAGGACTTTGGCAACAACTTCGACAAACTCGGCCGGATTGCAGGC